TTGAAGGCGCCGCCGCCGGCCGACATGGCCAGGTCGAAATGAGGCACCATCCTGGTGTCGTCGTGGACCTCGCCGATCCCGGCCGGCCCCAGGTCCGGCCCGCCAGGCGGCGGCGTTCCCGTCTTACCCAACAACAGCCAGTCTAGAGAGACGCCGGCGGCCTCGGCGATCCGGCATAGGTGTTCCGATTTCGGAACCGTACCCTCGTTCCATATCCGCGCGAACGTACCGCTGGGGATTCCTACCCGCTTGGCCCAAACAAAGGGCTCATCATCACCGACCAGCTCCGCGAGTCGCTCCCTGAAAGCGGAATTTTTGATTTCGGAGTTCATGGCTGAACCCCGAAAAATGCATCGGAATTAATTGTGGGTTTCGGAGAACGGGAAACAGTAATGCAATTCAACGCCTTACCGGCAAAAACAGGCGGCTCATCGCAGCTCGGAACTCCGAAACGTTTTTCCGAGTTGTCTATTTCGGAAAACGGAGTTATCGTCTTTACGTTCGTAAGCACATGCACTCCATAAAAGCCGGCCTGGCAGGGCCGGCTGGAAACCCAAAATGACGTATCCCCAAGGCATGCACCCCGAAGACATCAAGGCGGCGATCCGCAAGACCGGAATCACCCTGACGGAACTGGCCATGCGCAACGGCCTCAGCGAAAGCGCCGTGCGCATGGCGATCATCTTCAACTGCTGCCCGGCCGGCGAGCGCGCGGTGATCGAACGCCTGGGCGTCGCGCCGCACGCCATCTGGCCGGAGCGCTACGACCGGGAGGGCAACCGCCTGATCGGCCGTGATGCATCCAATTCTATGAAATCCGGGGAGTCCCGTCACCGTCAAAAGCGGAGGGCCGGATGAACAGCAAGATGACCGGCCTGACCGTCAGTCCGTATCTCCTGGCGGTTTTTCAGACAGATCTCCAAGAATCACTTGGAATCGATCTCGAATCGCCTCCGGCGTGTTCCCGTCTATTCCCTCCAGCATGCCCCGGATGTGGCGCAAGGTCATTGCCGCTGCCGGCGGCAAGTGCGGCGCGTTGCCAGAAATCGTCTTGTCGATCGACTGGATCGCATCCTTCCGGGTCAACACCCCGTGGCTGTGAAGGGTGTTGAAGATGTGCGCGATCACAAGCTCCAAGCCGATGATCATTCCCGTTACAGGCACAAGCTTGGCGTCGATCTGCTTTTTGATGCGGTCGTCGATCACGCGTGCCGCTTCCTCAGCATCCATAGGTTTTCCCTCCATCGGTTCTTCCCAGGCGATGGTAGGGGAAAACGGCGGCGGCGTCAGGTTTGGCCAACGGACGCCGCCGCCAACCCATTCCCGAATCCCCCTCGCAATCAACAAGAAACGGTGACCCATGCCCGCTGACCACGAAGTGCGTCAAATCTCCATTGAGGCCATCGACACCGCCGGCCGTCGCCGGCCCGTCAACGAAGCGGGTGTCGCCGCCCTCAAGACGGACATCGAGGCGCGGGGCCTGCGGGTGCCGATCGAGGTCGCGAAGGTGAAAGAATCCGGGCGTTTCCGGCTGGTGTCCGGGCTGCACCGCCTGACGGCGTTCCGCGACCTGGGGCGCGAGACGATCCCGGCCTTCGTTGTATCCGGAAACCTGCTGGAGCTGCGGCGTGACGAGCTGCTGGAAAACCTGACGCGCAACGAGCTGTCGAAGCTGGAACGGGCGCAGTTCCTGGCCGAACTGAAACGCGTCCACCTGGAGATGCATCCGGAGGCCGGGCGCGGCGGTGACCGCCGGTCGGAGGAATTTCAAATCGCCAACATGGCGGATCGATCCTGGGCCGCCACGGCAATCGCCCGCACCGGTTGGACCCAGCGCACGCTGGAGCGGGCCGTCGCCATCGGCGAGCGCCTGGACGAAAGCGTGGCCGACGAGCTGCGCGGCACCCCCGTCGAGGACAACCAGAAGGAACTGGAGGCGCTCTGCCGCTTCGGCCCCATGGTCCAGCGCCGCGTGGCCGGGCTGATCGCGGCCGGCAAGGCCAGGTCCGTCGCCGCCGCCCACCGGCATTTGGATGGCGGCCCTGCGCCCGAGGCCGAAGACCCCGACGACAAGGCGCTGAAGCGCCTGCTGGACGCCTGGAACCGCTCACAGAAGAAGGTGAAAAGCGCCTTCCTGCGCGAGATTGGCGCCGCCATGACGGAATCGGAGGCCGCCTGATGCCGCCGCGCCGCAGCGACAACCGGACCCTGAACCTGCTGGACTGGCAGCCGCCGCGGCCGATCCCGGCCTACCCGGAAGAAAAGGTCCGGGCCGCGACCATCGGCGCCAGGATATCCAAGGCCGTGTCGCTGTCCCTGTCTGAAGCGAAAGACGGCGGCACCAAGCTGGAGCGCGAGGACATCGCCCGGCGCATGGCCGACTATCTGGGCGAGGACGTCAGCTCCAACATGCTGAACGCCTATGCCTCGGAAAGCCGCGACGCCCACAACATCAGCGTCATCCGCGCCGTCGCCATGATGATCGCCACGGGCGACTACCGCCTGTTCAACCTGATGGCCGAACACCTGGGCCTCACCGTCATCGACAAGAAATACGAGACCGTCGTCGAGGAAGCCCAGACGGCGGAGTTGATCGAGGAGCTGCAGCAACGCCTGGGCGACCTGCGCCGGAGGCGGAAGCAATGAACGACGACTGGCTCACCCCGGCGGAACTGACCGACGCCTTGCATCCCGGTCTGAGCGGCAAGGCGCGCGACGCCAAGATTCGCTTATGGCAGATAAGGGCCAAGGACGGCGGCTGGAAATCCCGCCGCAACCTGGCGGGCGCACCCCTGGCCCGCCGGGAAGGCCGGGGCGGCGGCTGGAAATACCACGTCACCGTCCTGCCGCAGGAAGCCCAGCTGCGCCTGGCGGCGATCCGCGCCAAGGCGGCGGCATCCGATGTTCCTGCCCCCGAGAAAGGCACGGCCGAGGTCTGGGCCTGGTTCGACCGCCAGACCGCGAAAAAGAAGGACACGGCGCGGCAACGCCTGCGCGTCCTGGATCAGGTCGAGAACCTGGTGCGCGGCGGCCTGCAGAAGAACAGCGCCGTGGCGGCGATGGCCGACGCCCATGGGATCGGCGCCCGCACGATCTGGGGCTGGTACGACATGGTGGCCGGCGCCGACCGCGCCGACTGGCTGCCCCACCTGGCGCCGCGCAACCAGGGCCGCACGGCGACGGCGGACATGAGCGCCGAAGCCTGGGCCGCCTTCAAGGCCGATTACCTGCGCCAGGAACAGCCGCCGGCCGAGGCCGTCTACGATCGGATCAAGGACGTGGCGGCCGAGCGGGGCTGGACCGTGCCGTCCGTCAAGACCTTCCTGCGCCGCGTCGACCGCGAAATTCCCCACGCCTGCCAGGTCCTGATGCGCAAGGGACCGGAGGCCGCGCGTCTTCTGTACCCGGCCCAGGAACGCGATCGCTCCCACTTCCACGCCCTGCAGGCGGTCAACGCCGACGGCCATCGTGTCGATGTTTGGAAACGCTGGCCCGACGGCGACGTGTCGCGGCCCTTCGTCACGGTGGTGCAGGACCTGCATTCCAACAAATGGCTGGGCTGGCGTGTCGACAAGAACCCGACCGCGACGGGCGTCAGGCTGGCGTTCTACGACGTGTTCCGCAAATACGGTATTCCGGATCTGGCCTGGCTCGACAACGGCCGCGAGTTCGCTGCCAAGATCATCACCGGCGGTCAGCCGACGCGCTATCGCTTCAAGGTCACGCCCGACGAGCTGAACGGCGTGCTGACCGAGCTGGGCGTCCAGGTTCATTGGACGACCCCGCGCAGCGGCCAGTCCAAGCCCATCGAACGGTCGTTCCGCGATTTCTGCAACCACATCGCCAAGCACCCGGCCCTGGCCGGCGCCTACGCCGGGAACAGCCCCATGAACAAGCCCGACTACCGGGTCAAGCCGGTCGACCTGGACACCTTCCTGGCGGTGCTGGAAGACGGCATCAAGCGGCACAACGCAAGGCCTGGCCGCCGCACCGGCGTCTGCGCCGGCACCCTGTCATTCGACCAGGCCTTCAAGGAAAGCTACGAGCGCGCGCCGATCCGCCGCGCCACCGAGGCGCAGCTGCGCATGGCCATGCTGTCGGCCGAGCGGGTCACCGCCCGCCAGCCGAACGGATCCCTGCACGTCGAGGGCAACCGCTATTGGGACGAGTTCCTGACCCAGCACATCGGCGAGAAGATGACCGTGCGCTTCGATCCCGAGGCCCTGCACGAACCCCTGCACGTCTACCGCACCGACGGCGTCTACCTGGGCGCCGCGCAATGCTGGGAGGCCGTGGGCTTCGATTCCGTGGACGCCGCCCGCGACCACAACCGCAAGCGCCGAGAATGGCTGAAGAACAACCGCCGCAACGCCCAGCTGGAACAGGAAATGACCATCGACCAATGGGCCGCGATGCAGCCCGGCATGGACGAACCGGAACCGCCCGCCGCGCGAATGGTGCGCCTGGTCACCGGTAACCTGGCCGCGGCCCGCGCAATGCCGGCCGCTGATCCGGACCATGAGGATTTCGATTTCGAAGGTTTTTCCAGGGGCCTGACCCTGATCGCGGGCGACCTGGAATGAACGACGGCGCGCCCCGCTGCAACCGGGCCGCGCCGTCACGCTCACAAACGTCAGAAGGAGACTGCATACCATGAACACGACCACCGATCAAAAGGCCTTCACCGACGAGGAACAGGCCGACCTGCGCGCCAAGGTCAACGCCATCCTCACGGCGGAGGGCATGACCAGGACGGACCTGGCCAAGGAATCCGGCATCGCCTACGGCACCTTCACCGGCTGGCTGGGCGGCACCTACGCCGGCAATAACGACATGGTGGCCGGCAAGATCGTGATGTGGCTGGAAAGCCGAAAGGAGAAGCGCCAGGCCGCCGTGCGCGTCCGCCGCGCCCCCGACTTCGTCGAAACCAAGACCGCCGGCCACTTCACCGAGGTTCTACGTTTCGCCCAGGTTCTGCCCGACATCGCCGTCATCGTCGGCGCCGCCGGAATCGGCAAGACCACGGCCGCCCGGCGCTACCGGGACACCAACCCCAACGTCCTCATGGTCACGATGCATCCCAGCGCCGGCACGGTCTATCCCATGCTGGCGGCCATCGCCCAGGAAGCCAACGTCCAGGAAAAGGTGATGACGAAGCTGTTCCGCGAAATCGGAAACAAGCTGGGCGACCGCAACGTCCTGCTGATCGTCGACGAGGCCCAGCACCTGGACACCAAGGCCCTGGAACAACTGCGGTCCCTGCACGACCAGTTCGGAATCGGCCTCGCCGTCATGGGCAACGCGACGGTCCTGGGCCGCATCTTGGGCGGCGGCAAGGGGGATGACTTCGCCCAGTTGTTCTCCCGCGTCGGCTTCAAGGTCTCGCAGAAGGGGCCCAAGGGCGACGACGCCTGCCGCCTGCTGGCCGCCTGGGACATCACCGACAAGGAGCAACTGAAGTTCCTCAAGGCCATCGCCCAGAAGCCGGGCGCGCTGCGCGTCATGAACAAGACCCTGCAACTGGCCTCGATCATGGCGGCGCAGGATCCGAACGGCCTGCGGATGGAACACATCCGGGCCGCCTATGCGCAGATCGACATTCCGGCCTCGGCCGGGTGAGGGGGCGGCCATGACGATCGATCCGAAAACCGCCGCCGCCCGCATCCGCACGGTCATCCGGCCCTGGCAGGAAGTCCTGGCCGGCGGCGGCGGCCTGAGCGCGGAACAGGTGATCCACGGCCTCGACAGGCTGGCCGACGTGGCGAACGAACTGGACCCCGCCCAAGGCGTTTGTCACGGCGTCTGCCGGGGCGAGCGCCCGACCACGCCCAAGCCGGGCCATGGCCGGCCGGCGCTTCACCTTGTCGACTGCACCGGCGGCCCGGACGGGGGAGACGTCGCATGAGCGCGCTCGGCCTCAAGGCCCCGACGCCCGAGGTGATGGCCGACGTCCACTTCCGCCTCGGCAACGCCTGCCCGTCCAAATGGTGCCGGGATTACACGATCCATATCGACCGCAACCCCATGGACCGGACCCCGGAAGTCGCGTTCTACACATCCCGCAAGGACGCCCGCGAAGCCGACATCCAGGTTCTCGATTTCTGGGACCGCCCGAGCTTCCGCGAGGTCTACCGCCACGCCCGCATGTGGCGCATGGGCGGCATCGGTCACCGGCTTCTGAAGAAGGGAGGTGCGGCATGACCCCGACCGTTCAGGCGATCAAGTGCCACGTCGCGAAGTCCTTCGGCATACCACGTAACAGCATGGAAGGCGCCCAGCGCAACCGCCAGATCGCCCGGCCGCGCCAGGTCGCCATGTTCATGGCCGCATCCTTGACCCAACACTCCTACCCGGAAATCGGCCGCATGTTCGGCGGCCGCGACCACACCACCGTCATGCACGCGGTGCGCAAGATCCGTGAACTGATGGAGATCAACCCCGATTTCGCCGACCGTGTGAAGGAGGTGCAATCGGCCATCGCCGCGTCGCCCACCTCTGCGCCTGGCGCCGCGACCGATGACCTTGAAGAGGCCGCGCGCCAGGCCTGCAAGGCGGCCGTCCGCCGCGCGAAGACCGAGATGGGCGCCGGCGTCTCCGGCAAGCCGGACACCCTGCGGCGGACACTGCTGGAGGCCTTCGGCGAACGCACGGCGTTCACGGGCATGACGCGGGACGGCCACGGCGTCGAGCTGCTGGTCTCCGCCAAGGGCGCCTGGTCGATGATCGAAGTCGCCGCCGACGGCGAGTGCGCCCGCATGATCGTCAGCGGCTACGAGTTGCAGTCGCCGGAACCAACGACGCCGCCCGCCGCGCCGCCCGCCCCGCCGGCGGCCTATCCATGCCGGGACAGATGCATGCGGTGCCGCAAGACGTTCACCCGCACATCGGTGGGCCATCGACACTGCACCGATTGCCGCAACTTCCTCTCAGATCACGACAGCAACCTGGAGGCCTGATCATGACGGATCGCCCGACAAACCTGGAAACCGCCGCGCGCGAGGCCTGGATCCTCGCCCATACCCATCGCCGGTCGGCGAACTGGGGCCAGGCCGTGGCCGCCGCCAACAAGGCGGCACCCCTGCTGCGCGACCCGCACCCGGGAATCCGCCGCCTGGCCGCCGGCCTGTTCACCCGCAAGCCGGAGGACCGCTGCGCATGACCCGCCCGCGTTTCAACCCCTTCCGCCTGATCCGCCAGCAGCTGCGTTGGTGGCGCCTGATTTTCATCCCGAACGTGAGGAATCCACGATGACCACAATGAACGAGATCGAGCGCTTGGCGCTGAAGCACAGGACGGATCGCGACGAACTGGGCGACGCCGTCGATTTGATGGAGCGCGAAGTCTCCGCCCTGCGGGAGAAACACCTCCGGAAAATCCGGCCGGTGTTGAAGAAGACGGCGGCCAGCGCCCGTGAACTGAGCGATGCGGTCGAAGGTGCGCCGGAGCTGTTCGCGAAGCCCAAGAGCCGCACGATACACGGCTTCAAGATGGGCTTTGCCAAGCAGCGCGGGAAGGTGTCGTTCACGGATGCCGGCAAGGTCGTGCGCCTTATCCGAAAACACCTGGCCGGCCGATTCAGTGATCTGGTGAAGGTCACAGAAGCGCCGGACAAGAACGCCCTCGCCAACCTCACGGTTGCCGACCTCAAGAAAATCGGCTGCACCGTCACCGAGGACGACGACGTCGCATTCGTCCGCCCTGTTGAAAACGACAGTGAGAAGCTGGTCAAGGCGCTGCTGGACGCGGCCGAGAAGGTGGCCGCGTGATGACCTGGAGCCTTGACGTCTTTAACCAATTAGAACCGATTCCCGCGACGGTCTCCATGGTCGCCACCTACCTGCGCCACCAGGGCGAGGACGTCGCGAACAGCGGCCCGGCCATCGCCGTCAACGGTGAGTTGACCACGGCGCGCGATCTGGTCGCCTACGCCAACGACCTGCGGTTCATCGAAATGCGCCGGCCCTACCGCCTTCTGCGCGACTTCCCGCGCGCCCGGGGGGCGGCATGAAGACCGGATTCCCCCTGGCCGGACGGCCCTCGGGCGTGATGTCGCAGCTTGACTTCGCGGACCGGGCGGCGGCGCTGGCCGCCAACGCCGTGCCCGGCGCCGACAGCGCCCGGCGGGCGGCGGCCGACCTGATGCGCGAGGCGCTTTGGTCCCTCGGCTACCGCGCCGGCCTGGAAACCCTGGCGCCGTTCCTGGCGCCAACGGACGAGGAGCAATGATCATGAGCAAATCGAAAAGCCTGTTTCCCTATGCCGTGACGCTGATGGACGGCGCCGCCGTCACCGTTCTCGGACGGTCGCCCAAGGGTGCTGCCAGCTACGCCGCGCAAGTCGCCGGCCTGGCCGTCAACCGCCAGGTCAAACCGGAACGGCTCGACGACGCCAAGGTGGCCGAGGCCATCAACCGCCAGGAAGAACGGGTCTAGGGAGCGATGATGATGGGTCCCGCGACGACGACGCCGACACAGGTCAGGGCCGCGCTGCTCGACCTGGCGCTCGTCGCGTGCGCCCATCTGGTGCCGGGTGCCAAGCCCGCGCGGGAGCCTCTCAAGGCCGCCCTGCACCACGCCAACGAAGTTCTCAAGGCCGAGATGGTCGAGGTCCTGGCGCCCGAGGACATCCGCGATCCGGAGCAACTGGTGCTCCGCTTCATCGCCTCGGGCGGCACCTGGCGCGACCTCGTCGCCGCCGTCAACCGCAACGCGCTCATCGGGGCCACGGGGCGTCCCCGTTCAAATTCAAGCCGGGGGACGCCCCCGGCGGCCCCCGGGGCCAACGCCCCCTGCCGGCGCGACAGGGAACAGGAGACGCGCCCGTGAACGGCACCGCCGAATGCAAGGACTGGACCTGGGGCGATCTCAAGCCGCTGCATTACGCCATGATCCACGTCGACCTGCCGTGGGATTTCGATACCTGGTCGGACGCCGGCCAGGACCGCGCGCCGGACTACGACACCATGACGATCGGCGACCTCATGCGCCTGCCGGTCATGGACCTGGCGCGGCCCGACAGCCTGGTCGCGTTCTGGACCTTCGACCCGCGCCTCGACCAGGCGTTCGACATCCTCGACGCCTGGGGCTTCACCTACAAAACCGTCGCCTTCACCTGGGTCAAGCCGTTCGACTTGTTCGGGGCGCAGGCCCACCTTTTGCCCCGCCTGCAGGACGCCCTGGCGGCCGGCGACTGGGACGCCATCGGCGCGGCCCTGGCGCCCCTGGGCAAGGGCCACTGGACGCGGGCCAACCCCGAGATCTGCCTGCTGGCCTCGATCGGCAAGCCCGTGCGCCTGGACGCCGGCGTGCGCCAGCTGATCCTGGAGCCCGCGCGCGAGCATTCGCGCAAGCCCGAACAGGCCGTCCGCCGCCTGGAACGCCTGGCCGCCGGCCCGCGCTGCGAGCTGTTCGCCCGCACCCGCCGGCCCGGCTGGGACAGCTGGGGCAACCAGGTGGATTTGTTTTCGTCAGACAGCAGCAGAGGGGGCGACGATGACGCCTAGAAAGCAGATATTCCGACACGATCCCGACAACGGCGTTTGGGGTGACTGCTACCGGACGGCATGGGCCTGCCTTTTGGACCTTGAGCCGAAGGAGGTGCCCCACTTTTGCGATCAAGGGCGCGGCGACAAGGAGTCTGACCGCCTGCTGAAAGAGTGGCTTGCCGCGCGTGGATTGACCTATTTCCGCGTTTTATTCGGTGGCGATCTTGAGGTTCAAAAAATCCTCGACACGGTGATGCTTTGCAACCCAGGCACTTTCGCCCTTCTTTCTGGAGAGAGTCGCAACGGTACCAACCACATCGTGATCATACGCGATGGTGAGATCGTCCACGACCCGGCGCAGGACGACTCCGGGATCACCGGCCCGTGCGACAACGGATATTTTGAAGTAATGGTGCCGGTTCCGTTGGCAATCAGCAGCGGCGCGGCCACGTCCGTACAGGGATCGGGATCGTGACGGCCGCGGCGCAACGTCGGCGCTTCGGCCCGGACTCCCGGCGCAAGGCGCTCTACGCCAAGATCGCCGTCGCCCGCAAGCAATTGGCCCTGGCCGAGGGCACCTACCGCGACATGCTCGCCGACCGCTACGGCGCGGCATCGGCGGCGCAGTTGACCTATACCGAGATCGACGACCTGCTGGCCCACTTCAAGCACCTGGGGTTCAAGCCGGCGCGGAAGGACGGCCGCCGCGCGGTGGCGGGCTCGCCCGAGGCCGCCAAGGCGCGGGCGTTGTGGATCTCGCTCTACCACCTGGGCGTGGTCCGGGACGCCTCTGAGAGGGCTCTCACGGCCTTCGGAGAACGCCAGACCGGCAAGGCCGCCCTGCAGTGGATCCGTGGCGATTGGTTCAAGGTGATCGAGGCCCTGAAGGATTGGGCCGCGCGCCCGCTCGACCGTGGCGGCGCCGGCGTCGACTGGTCGTCGATCCCAGGCGGCGGCGACAACCCCCGCGCCCGCGTGCTGGAGGCCCAGTGGCGCCGCCTCGCGGCCCTCGGCTGGGCCAAGGTGGACAGCACCTTCGCCCTCGCCGGCTGGCTCCAGGCCGCGGGCTTCACGGCCGCCCGCGCGGACCAGACGCAGCTCGACCCGGAAACCGCCGACCGTGCCATCGCGCATCTGGGCCAGATCATCCGCGCCCGCCTTCAGACAGCAAAGGAAACGCAGACATGACGACCGCCGACCGCAGCCAGCAGGCGCGGGCGCAGATGCACCTGCATCTCATGACCCGCGTCGTCGAACGCCAGATCCCCATGGACGGCGCCCATATCAACATCATCGAAAAGATGATCGAGCGCATGCGCCCCGCTTTCGTCTTGCCCGGCCGCCACCGCTACCGGCTTTGCGTCCGGGTCGCCGGACAGCACCGCATCGGCGTCGCCTACGACACCGATCATGCCTGCCTTCTCAGCGCCTGGTGGATGCGCCCCGGCGCGTCCGCCGACCTGGACCTGGATCTAACAAGCCCCATCGGCTGAAGGAGATTTGAAAATGGAATTATTGAGCCAACCCATCACCACTGGCGGCCTGCTGTTGGGCGCCGCCATCTGGCTCGTGTTTCTCGTGATCAGACCCACCTGCAAAGAGGCCGCCCGCCGTTTGTTCAAGCGGCTGACCAAGGGGTGATCTGATGGGACCCAACGGAATCGAGTCCGCGATCCGGATGTCCGGCCAAGCCCAGGCCTATGACGACGAACACTTCGACAGCAACTACTTCCCCGACCAAGTGGCGCACGACCGCGAGACCCTCGGTCGCGCCGCCATCCCGAAATCCAGAAATCCAGAAATCCCGAAAGGAAAACCGATGACCGACAAGATCGACAGCACCGACGACACCCGCACCGTCAACAACACCATGCGCCACCAATACCGTGTCCTGTCCGACGCGGAGAAGGCGCAGATGGCCGAGCTCAAGGACATCGGCCAGAACTTCCTCGACGCCTGCGACACCATCGGCACCAGCCGCGAACTTTCCATCGCCAAGACCAAGATGGAGGAAGCGGTCATGTGGGCCGTCAAGCACGTCACGAAATAGGGAGAACGCACGATGAAAAACCGACTCACCGATCTCAACAATCACCTGTTCACGCAAATGGAGCGGCTGTCCGAGGAGGGCCTGTCCGGCGAGCAGATCGACCAGGAGGTCAAGCGCGCGGCCGCCATGGTGGGTGTCGCCGACAAGATCATCGGCAATGCGCGCCTCGGCATCGACGCCTGCCGCCTCGTGGCGGATCACGGCGACCGTTTCCTCAACCACCTGCCGATGATCACGGGGCCGAGGGAAAAAGCATGAAGAGAATAAAAGATATCCCGTACAGCGCGGAGG